AGGCCGCCGGGCTCACCCCCGGCGGCCTTTTTCTTGGCCCGCAAGGGTCTTCATCGTCAAGGAGCCCTCACCATGGCACAAGTACCCACCGGAACCACGTTCCACATCGCGTCGGCCTTCGGGTCGGCGCTGGCCTTCACCACCGCCAGCAACGCCGCTGAATGCGTGCTCGGCATGGCCGTCACCACCGGCCTGGCCAACGGCGACATCGTCGAAGTCACCAGCGGCTGGGGCCGTCTCAACCTGCGCGTCATGCGCATCAAGAACGTGGTGGCCAGCACCAGCATCACGCTGGAGGCGATCGACACCACCAGCACCGTGTTTTTCCCGACCGGCAGCGGCGCGGGCACCGTGCGCAAGATCACCACGTTCACGCAGATGCAGCAGGTGCTTGGCATCCAGAACAGCGGCGGCGACCCGAAGAATGTCAACTACAAGTACTTCGAGTCGGACGTTGAATTCCAGATCAACGACGGCTTCGGCGCGCAGACCATGACGCTGGAGCTGGATGCCGACAGCATCGGCACCGCCGGCTACACGGCCGCCAAGAGCCTGACCGATACGCAGAGCAACACCTGCCTGCGCATCAACACCCGCAACGGCGCCGTCATCTACCAGCCCGCCACCATCGCGCTGAATGAGTCGGTGCAGTTCCAGGACGGCCAGGTCAACCGCGTGCGGCTGGCCATCAACGGCAACAACCGCCTCGTGCGCTACGCCAGCTGATGGCCCGCATCAAGCTGGGTGCTCGGCCCAAGACCTTCGAGCACACCGTCACCGTGCCCATGCCGGAAGGCGGCACGGCCAGCGTGCGCATGCGCTACACCTACCGCACGCGCACCGAGTTCGGTGCGTTCGTCGACGCGCTGGTGGCGACGGCGGGCACATCGCCGCCTGCCAGCCAGCGCGAAGACGACGTCAGCTTCAGCTTGCGTCAGGCGCTGGAGTCCACCCGCGACACCAACGCCGACTACATCCTGCAGATCGCCGAAGGCTGGGACCTGGACGTCGAGTTCGACCGCGCCAGCCTGGTGCAGTTGTGCGACGAGCTGCCGGGTGCGGCGCTGGCCATCATCGAGCGCTACCGCAGCGCCATCACCGAAGGCCGCCTGGGAAACTGATCGAGGCCGCTCGGGCGGCCTGGACCAACGATGAAAAAATTTTCGGCGCATTCGGACTGCAGGGTGGTGACTATGACGACAGCTACGAGGTCTGGCCCGAGAACTGGCCATCGTGGGCGCTGTTTGTCGAGGTGTCCGGGCAGTGGCGCGTCGGCTTCAACGGCCGCTACGCGCTGGACTACACCCCGCTTTTCATGCGCATGGAGCGCCTGCGCCTGCCCGATGCCGACTGGGAACTCATGTTCTCCGATGTGCGCCTGATCGAGCGCACCGTGCTTGAAGTGACCAACGAGAACAAGCCGCAATGAGCGACAACGACCAGCGCCCGGTCATCATCAAGCCGACGATGGACGCCTCGGGCGTCCGCCCCGGCGCGGAGCAGGTCGAGAAGACCGTCCGCGAGATGGCGCAGACCGTCGGCGCCGAAGGGCGCAAGGCGGGTGAAGGCCTGGGCGCGGTGGGCGAAGGGGCCAAGAAGGGCGCCGACGCCACCGTGCGCGAAACCGGCCGCATCCGCGCCGCGCTCGAGCGCCTGCAGGCCGAAACCGAAGCAGGCGGCCGGCGCAACGCCGACTACTACGAGCGCATCGCCAAATTGCGCGGCGCCGATGTCAACGCGCTGAAGTTGCCCTTCGAGGCGGCGCGCGCTGCTGAGGCGGCGCAGAAGGCCGCGACAGGCTCGCTGGGCACCATTGGCATGTCGGCCGCGGCGACCACCGCCGCGCTGCGCCAGGTGCCGGCGCAGTTCACTGACATCGTCACCTCGCTGGCCAGCGGGCAGCGTCCGCTGCAGGTGTTCCTGCAGCAGGGTGGCCAGCTGAAAGACGTGTTCGGCGGCGCCGGTGCAGCGGTGCGCGCGCTCACCGGCTATGTCGCCGGCCTAATCACCCCGCTGTCGGTGCTGGCGGCCGGTGTCGCGGCGGTCGGCGCCGGCTGGCTGCTGGGCGCCCGCGAAGGCGAAGAGTACCGCCGCGCGCTCATCCTTACCGGCAACGCTGCCGGGGTCACCGCCGACCAGCTGGCCAGCATGGCGAAGGCCATCTCCGGCGGCAGCTCGATCACCCAGGGCAAGGCCGCCGAGGTGCTGACGACCATCGCCAAGAGCGGCGACGTGGCGGCCGACAGCCTGCAGCGCTACACCCAGGCCGCCATCGAGCTGGAGCGGGCCGGCGGGCCGGCGGCCGAAGAAACAGCCAAGGCCTTCAGCGACCTGGCCAAAGACCCGCTCGCCGCGTCGCTGAAGCTGACCGAAGGCGTGCGCTACCTGTCCGTCGCCACGGCCGAGCAGATCAAGCAGTTGCAGGCGCAGGGCCGGGCCACCGAAGCCGCCAAGCTGGCGCAGGACACCTACGCACAGGCCATCGCCCAGCGCACGCCTGAGCTGTCATCCACGCTCGGCTTGGTCGAGCGCGCATGGCTGGGCATCAAGGATGCCACCAAGGCCGCAGCCGACGCGGCGCTCAACATCGGCCGCGACGGTGGCCTGGCCAAGCTGCTGACCGATGCCGAAGCGTCCATCGACATTGGCCGCCGGCTGAAGGAAAACGCGGGCGGCAGCCTTCTCGGCCGTTTCGGGCAGGGCATCGAAGACAAGGGCACAGCGCAACGCGACCTGCTGCGCGAACAGATCCGCCTGACCGAGCGCGCCGCCACTGCGGCGGGTGAACGGGCCCGGCAGGAGCAGGCCGGCCTGGCCTGGCTGAAGGACAGCGACAAGTACCTTTCCAGCCAGGCCAAGTTCGCCGCCGAGATCGTGCGCATCCGCCAGCTCGGCCTGGCTGCGGGCAAGACCGAGTCCGAGATCGCCGAGCGCGTCCGCCAGACCGTGCAGCAGACCTACGGTGCCAAGTCGGACAGCGCGGTCGACAAGGACGCCAACGCCCGGGCCCGGGCCCTGGAAGATCAGGCCCGGCTGCTGGCTGAGCTGTCGGGCATCACCGGCAGCTACGCCAAGGATCTGGCCGCGCTGGATGACGCGCGCCGCCGCGGCATCGTCAGCGAAGAGCGCTATGGCGAACTGGTGCGCGAGCTGGTGTCGCGCCAGCCCGTGCTGCGCAAGGCGGCCGAAGATCAGAAGCAACTCGCCGAAGACCAGTCGCGCGCGACCAAGCGCGCCGCGCAGGACTTCGACGACTACCTGAAAGGCCTGGACCGCAGCATCGCCGCCGGTGACAAGTCGCTCGACCAGATGCGGCTGGAGCTGGTCGAGCTGGCGGCCGGCGCGGACGTGCGCCGCGAGCTGCAGCTGCTGGAGCTGGAGCGCCTGGCCACCACCTACGACCAGGCGGCGGCGGTGGCCGAACTGAACGGCGAAGAGCAGGCCCGATACCAGCGCCTGGCTGAGCAGACGCGCGAGGAGATCCGCTGGCGCCGCGACCTTGCCGCCGCCACCGACCAGAACACCGTGCGCGAGGCCAACGACCGCGCTGCCAAGGACGCTGCCCGCGATTGGGAAAAGGCGCTCGACCAGGTGGGGCAGTCGCTGGCTGACGCCATCTTCGAAGGCGGCAAGAGCGCCGGCCAGCTGCTGCAGGACTACTTCCGCACGCTGATCCTGCAGCCCATCGTGCGCGCGCTGATCAACCCGATTGCCGGCGCGGTGGGTGGCTCGCTCGGCCTGGCCGGCACGGCAGCCAGTGCGGCCACGGGCGGCGGTGCCGGTGGCGGCGGCCTGGGCGGCATCGGCAACCTACTCAGCCTGGCCGGCGGCGCAACCGGGGCCTTCGGCGCCACGCTCGGTGCCGGCGCTGCGGCCACGCTGGGCGGCACCAGCCTGGGCAGCCTGTTCGGCGCCGCGGGCGCGGCCATCAGCAACGGCGCCATAGCGGCGGGCGTGGGGCTGGGGGTCGGCGCCGCCATCCCCTACGTCGGGGCTGCCGTAGCTGCGTACTACGTCGGCAAGAAGCTGTTCGGCAAGACGCTCGACGATTCAGGCGTGCAGGGCACGTTCAGCAACAGCGGCTTCTCGGGCCAGACCTTCGAAAGCTACAAACGCATCATCGGCAACGACACCACCAAGCGCCAGGCCATCACCGGCCCGCTTGACCAGGTGTTCGATGCCGGCGCACTGGCCGCGCGCGAGTCGATCAAGAGCTACGCCGACGCGCTGGGCCTGCCGGTAGAGGCCATCGCCGGCTACACGCAGAAGATCAAGTTCAGTACCAAGGGCCAGAGCGACAAGGACACGCAGGCCGAGATCGAGCGCTTCATCGGCAAGTACGCCGAAGGCCTGGCCGGGGTCTACAAGACGCAGATCGCCGCTTTTCAGAAGACCGGCGAAAGCCTCACCCAGACCCTGCAGCGCCTGACCGGCCTGCAGACCTTCAGTGCCACGCTCAATGCGCTGGGCGGGGTGTTCGAGCGCGTCGCCAAGTCGTCGGTCAGCGCGCGTGAAGAACTCATCCAGATGGCCGGCGGCATGGATGCGCTGGGCCAGCAGACCCTGAGCTACACGCAGAACTACTACAGCCGCGACGAAATCGCCGGGCTGAAGGCGCGCGAGGTGAACGCGGCGCTTGGCTCGGTGGGCGTGAATGCCGGCAACCTGTCCACGCGCGACCAGTTCCGGCAGCTGGTGGACAGTACAGACGTCAGCACGACCGCCGGCCGGCAACAGCTGGCGCAGCTGCTGGCGGTGGGCGACGAGTTCGCGCAGATTGCGGACTACCTGGCTGAAGCCGGCGGCACGTTGTCCAGCGCCAGCGCCCTGGCTCCTAGCACGGGTGCGCTGGCTGAGCTGTTCAGCCAGCCGGCGAAGGACCAGGTGGCCGCCACCGACCGCGTGGCCGGGTGGACGCAGGCGGTCTATCAGGCCGTCACCGACCTGACGGCTGTGGTGAAGGGCAGCACGGCCTCTGCGAAGCCGGTGAAGCCGCCGCCCGAGGTGAACGTCGGCTACTGGATGGAACCGACGGGAGGCGCATGAAGACGCTGTCATCCCCCCTGTCGGCGGCGCTGGGCGCCCCGGTGCAACGCCCGGCCCTGCTGGTGCAGGTGGACTTCGCCACCACCCGCCGCTGGACATCGGCTGCGCCCATCACCTGGGGCGGCTTCAGCTGGGATGCCATGGGGCTGCGCGTCGATGACCTGCTGGTCGATGCCATGCGCGTCAGCGGCACGCTGGTGCTTGACAACACCGACGACCTGGCCGGCACGCTGGTGCTGGGCGAAGGCATCAACGACCGCGCCATCACCATCTACGGCTATGACGCCGCCGCCACCGGCGCGGCCGACGTGGTGTGGCTGGCATCGGCCGTGGGCGCGGCTGCGCAGGTGGGCCCGCGCGAGGTGCGGATCGATCTGCGGCACCGCAGCGAGTACACCGTGTCGCCGCGCACTTATGCCAACACGGCGGCCGGCTTCACCTATCTGCTGGCGGTGGGCAGCTCGCTGCGCATCAACGGCATCGCCTACCAGCTCGAAAGGGGCGGGTGAACCATGGCCGCATACCCGAAGTTTTTCACCCTGGCCGACAGCACCCACACGGCCGAGGACGGCCTGCAGCCCGAGCGTGCCACCAACGGCGCGATCAAGCTGCGCCGCCTGTGGACGGCCGACAAGGCCAGTTTCGAGATTGGCCACATCCTCAGCGCCACGCAGAAGGCCACGCTCGATGCCTTCTACGTGGCCAACAAGGACCTGGACGTGACCTACACCTGGCCGCCCACCGGAGCGGCCTACACCACCCGATTTTCCGCGCCGCCGCGCTACACGCCGCGCGGCTTCAACTTCGAGGCGCGTGTGCGCCTGGTGGAATCCTGACATGGCCAGCCTGCCCTTTGCCGGCCTGACCATACCGGCCGCGTCGGCCGTCAATGCGGCGGCGGGCAGCCGCAGCGTGGCCGCTGCCGGTGCGCAGACGCTGGTGCCGCTGACCTACGGCGAAGACCGCGTGCGCGGCCAGGTGCTCAACATCATCCGGCACGCCAGTGACGCCACGCTGGTGCTGGTGCAAGTGCTGTGGGGCCACGCCTTCCACCAGGTTGACACGCTGCGCCTGAACGATGCCGCGCTGCCGGGCGGCAGCAGCGTCACCAGCTACACCGGCAGCCAGGTCACGGCCGACGCCACGCTGGTGGCCGCGTTCGCCGCGCAGGGCGTGACCTATACCGACACGCTGGCCGGCTACGGCTACAGCGTGGTTGCTCTGCCGGTGAAGGCTTTCGATGGCCGGCTCGACTTCACCGCCCGCGTGCTGGGCCGGCGGGTGTATGACCCGCGCAAGGACAGCACGGCAGGTGGTAGTGGCGCACACCGCCTTGCCGACCCCAGCACCTGGGAATGGAGCGAGACGCCCGCGCTGGCCCTGGCCGACTGGCTGGCCAGCGCGGTGTACGGCGCAGGGGAAGCGGTGCTGTGGAGCAGCGTGCCCGGCGCGGCCGACGCCAATGACGCGCTGGTCGGCAGCCCTGCCGAAGCGCGGCGCAAGATAGGCCTGACACTGTACGAGCCAACGCCCGTGAGCGAGCTGAGCGAGGCGCTGCGCGCCTACGCCGGCAGCTGGCTGGTGCCCACCGCCGCCGGCATCAAGTTGCTGCCAGATGCCGACGCATCGCCCAGCGCCACCTATGACCATGCCGCCGGGCAGATTGCGGCGCTCGACGCGCTGCAGCTGCGCGACCTGGGCCAGATGCCCACCGTCGTCGAGGTGCTGTACACCGACACCTTGCAGATCCCGTGGCGCAGCGCCAGCGCCAGGCAGGTGCTGCCCGGGGTCGGCAGCACGCTGCCCTGGCGCATTTCCACTGTGCGCCTGCCCGGCATCCAGCGCTACAGCCAGGCCATGCGCGAGGCCACCGAGCGGCTGAACAAGCTGAACCTGTGCAACCTGTCCACGAATGTGGATGTGTTCGACGTCGGCATCGCGCACGACAAGGGCGACATCGTGGCCCTGACCCACCCCATCGGGCTGAGCGCCAAGCCGTTTCGCGTCACCGATGTTCAGATGCCCAGCCCGGGGCGGTGGCGCCTGGCGGTGGCTGAACACGACCCGGCGGTGTACTCCGACGCCGTGGTGACCACGCCGACCTACCCTGACACTGCACTGACGGTGCCCGGCGCTGGCGTGGTCTGGGCCGACGTGGTCGGGCGGCCGGCGTTGTTTCGTGTTACGTCGCAGGGCAGCACTGACGCCGGAGCGCCGGTCGCTGCGGGCCTGCGAAATGGCGAAACTGGCGCGAGCCTGTACGGCGCGGTGCGCAGCTACAACCTGGCCCGTATACGCCGTGCCGACGGCGTGGTCACGCTGCAGCAGACCTATGACGTGTTTGGCGCTGGCACCAATACAGCCGGGCGGGATGCCGCAACCCTGGCCGCCGACCTGAACGCGACAGATGGCAACCACATTGCCGTGGTCTGGACATGGGACGAGCCACAGGCTCTACGACTGTCTGGCGGGCTGCCGGCGGCCATGTACCGCTGCGGCGCCAGTCGCGGCATTTTTGGCAGCCCGGAGTTCAAATACCGGGGCGCCTACGTGCTGGTGGGCATCGGCGGCTGCGGCGAGGGTAACGGCTTCGAGGCGTACAACGGCGCGATCGACGGCGACACCAACGCCTGGTGCGACGTCGCCTTCATGCTGCAAAACAGCCAGCTCATCGTCACCGGCACCACGGCCGTGCCGCGCACGCTGGCCGACCATGGCTACAGCGGCGACCTCGACGCCACCAACGGCGCCACCTTCGGCGTCAACATTGCCGGCCAGGCCACTACAGCGGACATTGCTGCTGATGCGGTGTCGGAGCTGACATCTGCGTTCACTGCGGGCAACCTGAGCCTGCCAACGCAAAGCACTTGGTACACCGGCCAGTCTCTCACCTACACATCATCCAACGCCGCCAATGACGTGGCCTTGAACGGCTCATTCATTCTCAACGTCTCAGGCGGCG